TCAAGGTGTCCATTGATTTAGGCTAACGCCTGATCAATGACCACTTAATACCTAGTTTTGTCTGACGTTACCTGTTTATAATGTATACGCCCCCAAAAACTGTTGCCATGTTCCTGCTAGGGATCATTCACTACCATTTTTTTTCCACAGAGTATTTTGTGCGTTTGAAATAATATTTTTTTCATGTAAGGGTCGATTATGTTTAGATGGATAAAGAGGTTATGGAATGCGGACTCCAGCTTGGCAGAGGAAAGAGGGCAAGAACCCAGAGGGGGGATTGAACGCAAAGGGTCGAGCAAGTTACAAGGGGGGAACACTAAAGCCTCCAGTAAGGAGCGGCGACAACCCTCGAAGAGCAAGCTTTCTAGCAAGGATGGGGGCAGCCAAAGGTCCCGAAAGGGACAGCAAGGGAAGGCCAACCCGTCTTCTTCTCAGCTTAAAAGCGTGGGGAGCCTCAAGCAAACAGGACGCAAAGGCAAAGGCCAGAGCAATAAGCCGAAGAAACAAAGCTAAGAAAGGAAAAGCATAATGCCTATGGGTAAAGGGACGTATGGTTCTCAGGTTGGCAGACCAGCTAAAAAGAAGAAAAATATGTTGACTGAAAAGCAAAAGACACTGCCGCCATCTTTGAAAAGAAAGATATTGAAGGCAAAGAGTAAGTAATGGCTCAGAAACCAAAGTCTTTACTGCGTCCAAAGACTAGAGAAGATAGTCTTGAAGAGATACAAGCTAGGATTAAAGTTCTTCAGGATGAATTAGGTACATTCGATGACTTCAGAGCTAGTGGTGGTAGAGATAATCTAAAGATACTGCGTCAATACATTGGACGCGGTTTTAGTTTTAAAGAGGGTGGATCTCCTGAAGAGAATGCAAAGATAAGAGAAAGACAAAAGCTTCGAAGACAGAAAGAAAAGGAGCTAGATATTCTCTTAGAAAAAATTAATAAGTTTCCAGATCCAGATGCAGGGAAGTTTAAAGGGAAAGTGTAATGGCTGAAAAAGAAAAGATATCTGCTATACGAAGAAAACTTAATACTTTGAGTATTCAATTTGCTAAAGGATATGGTGTTTATTCTTTAGATCCTGATATCAAAGGTCAGTATGGTAAATTTTTAAAAGATAATAATCTTACGGTTACAAAGTCAGCAGGTAAAAAAGTTTTTTCTTTGCAAAATTATTTTAAAAAAAATAACAATCCTGAATCTTCAAAAATAAAAGAAGCAGAAAATACTTTATCAAAATGGCTTACACCTCTTAAAAAGATTGATGCTATGTCAGGTCAACAAAGGCTAAAAGCTAAACGTACATTATTAGGATCTAAGTAATGGCAGTTAATGCAGCAGGTAATTATACAAAGCCTAAGATGAGAGCAACTTTGTTTCGAAGAATAAAAGCAAGGGCAACACATGGTACGGCAGCAGGTCAGTGGTCTGCTCGAAAGGCACAGCTTCTTGCCAAGGAATATAAAAAGCGTGGTGGAGGATATAAATAATGAGTGATACACAACAAAGCGCACAAGTAACCCAAAGAACTGCATTTAAAAATGCTCAAAAAGGTTTGACTGATACAGAAATAAGAAAGGTAAATTCTTTTTTTAAACCTGTTATGACTTTAATTACTATGGGTGAAATTGATAAGGCCAAAAGCAATTTTAGTAGAAGAATGGAACAAGGTGACAAAAAAGCAAACCTTGGCATTAACAGTAAAATGGAAACTGCTTTAAACAAAATGTTTAGGCTTATGACCACAGGTCCAAATAGTAAAGAACTAAGAGCAGCTTTTAAACAACAGCTTTCTAAAACAACAAAACAAAAAAGTCTTATGCGAAGAGCTGCTAGGTTTGGAGGAGGTGGAGATATGAATCCATCAAAAGTTAGACCAGAACTTGTAACACCACCTAGGTCTCTTTTACAAAGATGAAAAAGTCACAGAAGTCATTGCTAAACTGGGGAAAACAGAAGTGGCGCACTAAGTCAGGGAAGAAGTCTAGTGAGACAGGTGAACGGTACTTACCTAGCAAGGCTATTGCTGCTCTTAGTTCTGCTGAATATGCAGCTACAACCAGAGCTAAACGAAAGGGTAAGGCTTCGGGTAAGCAATTTGTGGCTCAACCGAAAAAGATTGCTAGGAAAGTAAAACAATATAGGAGTTAATTATGGGCTGGAAAATAGCAAACACTGATGAGTTATATGATGGGGAAACTCATGAACTTGCAGGAAAAACTTACACAGGTAAAACAAGAACCTCTGAGTCTCGAAGACTGGAGTGGACTAACGAAGAGCCTAAAAAGAAAGCACCAGTAAAAAAGAAACGTGCTAGGGATGAAAAAGGTAGATTAAAAGCAGACGACCCTTCTACGCCAGATGTTAATGAGGCTTGGGAAGAGTGAGTTTTGTAAATACTTTGAAGGCAGAGGAACTTACTATGCTTCGAAGAATTGTGAAGAAAGTACATTTTCAACACTTTGATCGCAAGCATGGTAAGTCTTTTGTTACTAATAAAATGGTAGACAATGTAATAGAAAACATTGGCCCAGAGGTCGTTGAGAAAATGATTAAGTCTGGAGTTGACAAGGGGCTGCGCTAGTGGTCAATTTTAAATATAAACCAGACGGTGAAGTTCTTAAAAGCTTTATGAAAGATGATACTTTCTTTCGTGGCATTCGAGGACCAGTAGGATCTGGTAAATCAGTAGGATGTTGTGTTGAAGTATTTCGAAGAGCTTTGGAACAAAAGAAAGCCCCAGACGGAAAACGAAAATCCCGATGGGCTATTATACGAAACACAAACCCACAGCTACGAACTACAACTATTAAAACATGGCTTGACTGGTTCCCAGAAAATGACTGGGGAAAATTTACTTGGTCAGTCCCTTACACCCACAATATTAAAAAAGGTGAAATCGAGCTAGAGGTTATCTTCTTAGCATTAGATAGACCAGAGGATGTAAAGAAGCTTCTATCTTTGGAACTAACAGGGATATGGATTAATGAAGCAAGAGAAATACCAAAGTCTATTATTGATGCTTGCACTATGCGTGTTGGCCGTTATCCTTCAATGCGTGATGGAGGTCCATCTTGGACAGGGGTAATATGTGATACTAATGCCCCTGAAGAAGATCACTGGTGGCCTATTATGTCAGGTGAAGTACCAATACCTGATCACATTCCAAGAGAGCAAGCAAAGATGTTAGTGAAGCCAGATAACTGGCGTTTCTTTACGCAGCCTTGTGGAATGCTCGAAGTAAAAGATGAAGATGGTGAGATAGCTGATTACAAGCCTAACAAAGATGCTGAAAACAAAAAGCATATGTTAAACAACTATTATAGTAATTTAGTAAGGGGTAAAACAAAAAGCTGGATTGATGTCTATGTTATGAATAGATTAGGATCTATCCAAGATGGTAAGCCGATATACCCAATGTTTGCAGCAGAAGTACATATAGCCAAAGAAGAAGTAGCGGTTGCCGCAGGGTATCCGTTATATGTTGGCTTGGACTTTGGGTTAACTCCAGCAGCTACTCTTGGGCAGAAGATCAGAGGTCGTTGGCTCGTCCAGTCGGAGATAGTGGCCTTTGATATGGGGATTGTTAGGTTTGCCGAGGTGTTGCGTGAGGAGATCTCCTCCCGATTTTCCCAAGCATCTGAGGTATACATATATGGCGATCCTGCAGGGGACTTTAGAGCGCAAACAGATGAATCAACTCCCTTTCATATCTTGCGCGGTGCAGGTTTGAGGGCATTCCCTGCCCCTTCTAACTCTGTTGATCTCCGTCTTGAAGCTGTTTCTTCCCAGCTAAACAAGATGGTAGAGGGCAAACCTGCATTTTTAATTGATCGAAGATGCCAGCAGCTAATCAAAGGTTTTGAGGGTGGGTATCAATATAGACGTATGGAAGTATCAGGTGAGAGGTATGCAGATAAACCTGATAAAAATATGTACTCCCATATACATGATGCTTTGCAGTATATGATGCTAGGCGCAGGAGAAGGTCGAGCATTATTAAATAATCAAAAATTATCAAAACCTGTTGTAGCCTCAAGAAATTTTGATGTTTTTAACAAAAAACCTAATAAGAATAGAAGACAAGGACTTTGGGCAAGATTATAATTGTGCGTTGCAATTTTTAATTTTCTCTGATTTTGACAAAATAATAAAAGGAGATTCTTATGTGTGGCAGAAGAAGACGAGATCCTCGTATAGATGAGGAACAGAAAAAAGCTAGAGAGCAAGCTGATCAGGCTAAATTAATAGCTGAACGTGAAAAAGAAGAGCAAAGACAAAATTTAGCAGCATCTCAAGAAGCAGCCTTACAAACTGAAGCTGAAACATTAAAAGCTGAAGAAGGTAAAGCTCAACGTCAATCTGAAATGATGGCAGGTAAAAAGCCAAGTCTTGCAGCTCTTAGAAGAAGATCAAGAAGAGGTGGTCGTAGAGGCAGAAGTTTATTACAATCTTCAGCAGGTGGAGCAGGATTTTACAGTAGGTTTTTATAATGATAACTGACCCAATTGCAAAAAATTATTTGCAAAGATACGAAAAAGCCAAAGCTAAACGTACTAACTTTGTTGACGTTTTCGAAGAATGTTATGAATATGCTTTGCCGCAAAGAGAATCTTTTTACTATGAAGTATCTGGGCAAAGACGAGATGATAAAATATTTGATGAGACTGCCGTTGTAGGTGTTCAAGAGTTTGCATCTCGTTTGCAATCAGGACTTGTTCCTAACTTTGCAAGATGGGCTGATTTCACAGCAGGGTCTGAAACTCCTAAAGGTGAAAGAGATCAGGTAAATAATGAGCTTGAAGAAGTAACAGAGTATGTTTTTGAAATATTGCAAAACTCTAACTTTGCTCAAGAGGTGCATGAGTCCTTTATGGACTTGGCAGTTGGTACTGGTGTCTTAGTATGTGAAGAAGGTGATTCAATAAATCCGATACGTTTTTCAGCTATACCGTTGCCTCATGTCATACTAGACACTGGTCCAGATGATCAAATAGATCATGTATTTAGAGAAAGAAAACATATTAGATATGATCAATTAAATATTCTTTATCCTAAAGGTAATTTTAATGATCAACTAATGTCTTTTATTCAAAACAAATCTGATCAAACTACAACAGTTCTTGAGGTTGTTTGCAGAGATTATAGCAAAACTAATGAAGAAGCGTTTTATCATTACGCTATTTGCATGACAACAAAATCTGTTTTGATGGCAAGGCAGATGTCAGGTGTTGGATCTAACCCATTTATTTGTTTTAGATGGTCTAAATGTGCAGGTGAGGTATATGGTCGAGGACCATTATTTAATGCATTGTCAGCCATCAAGACAGCTAACCTTACTGTTGAATTAGTTCTTGAAAATGCACAAATGGCAATCTCTGGCATTTATCAAATGGAAGATGATGGTGTTATAAATCCTGATACAATAAATCTTGTTCCAGGGACTATTATTCCAAAAGCTATGGGGTCAGCAGGTTTGCAACCTGTTCCAAGTGCAGGTCGTTTTGATGTAGCTCAACTTAATTTAGATAGAGCGCAAAACAATATTAAACGTGCATTGTATAATGATATGCTTGGAGATCCTAATAAAACTCCTGCATCTGCAACAGAAGTAGCTGAACGTATGGCAGATCTTTCTAGGCGAATAGGTTCTGCTTTTGGTAGATTGCAAGTAGAGCTTGTCCAACCTGTTCTTCAAAGAGTTGTTTATATTTTAAAGAAGCAAGGTCGTATTGAAATACCAACAATTAATGGTCGAGAAGTAAAAGTTAAGTCTGTTTCACCTTTGGCACAAGCTCAAGCTAATCAAGATATAACTTCTGTATCAAGATTTTTAGAACTAGCTAATCAAGCTTTTGGTCCTGAAGCTGTAAATATATTAATTAATAGTGAAGAAACAGCTACATATCTAGCAAAGAAGTTTGGTGTTCCAGATAATTTAATACGAGATGAAAAAGATCGACAAGAAATGATTGCATTAATGCAGCAAATGCAGCAAAGTCAGGCTCAAGCACAACAACCAATGGAGTAAAGCTTGAGCAAAAAATCTTATGTTGCAATTGATGGCGTTCAAAGATCTCAACAACTTGACGAGCAAATAAGTTTAAATGTTGCCGCATTATTAGCAACACCTACTGGTGCATCTGTAATGCAGTATCTAAAATCTATTTCTACTGATATTGCTAATGGACCAAATATATCTAACGATGAATTAAGGCATTTAGAAGGCCAAAGATTTATTGTTGGTTTATTATCTAGTAGAGCGGATCATGGCTCTAAAATAAAATCTAGGGAGAATAATAATGAGTGAAGAGCAAGTACAAGAATCAACTGAAGAAGTAACTACTAATGAGACAGTTCAGGAAGAACAAAGACCTGAGTGGCTTCCAGAAAAATTTAATGACCCTGCTGATTTAGGCAAAGCATATAAAGCTCTTGAATCAAAACTTGGTGAAAAAGAAGAAGATATAAAAACTCGTCTTATGGATGAGCTTTCTCAGCAAGCATCAGAAGGTGTTCCAGCAAATGTTGGTGAATATGAATTACCTGATTATCTTGATGAAGAAGAAGCCATTGAAAGCGATACATTAAAAGCTTGGGCTGATCATTGCTTTGAAAACGGATATACTCATGACGAGTTTAAAAGAGGCATTGATATGTATATGAGTGCCTTACCTGAAGAAACAGATATTGAAGCAGAAGCAGCAAGACTAGGAGATAATTCCGATGCTCGAATAGATGCTGCATCTAAGTTTGCTACAAATTTTTTTCCTGAAGAAACAATACCTGCTATTGAAGCTCTATGTGAATCAGCAGAAGGGATTATTGCATTAGAAACTATTATGCAAGCACTTAAAGATCCTTCTGTTTCCGATCAAACAAATATTGCATCTAATTTAAATGAGGTAGAACTTACTGAAATGATGAGGGATGAACGGTATCATAATCCTGCAAAACGCGATATGAATTTTGTTAAGCAAGTAGAAGAAGGCTTCAAGAAACTTTATGGATGAAGTAAAGATATTACAAAGTGGGTCGTATTATATGACCCCTTTTAATAAGTATCACATATTACAAATGCTTCCTATACTTCATAGTGAAACAGAAAAAGAATTAAAAAATCTTGGATACCCATCATCATTAGAAGCATTGCTTGATTTGTGCAATGATGCTGAAGTTTATACAGTTAGAGATAAGAGTTGGAATATAATGATGGTAAGTGGTGTTTTCTTTTCTGAAGAGCCTCCACAGCTTTTTGCTTTATTTACTAAACATATTTCTAATAATTTCAAAGGGTTAGCTAAAGGTTCAAAACTTTTAATATCTTTTTTAGATGAGTCTTATGATGAATTATCTATGCAAATAAGAGAAGAATATGTATCAATGTTAAATTGGGCAGTATGGTTAGGCTTCCATCCTGTCGGTTTTACTAATGAAAAAAATATACGATATGTTGATTTTGTGCGTTGCAATCCTAAAAAAAATTATGTTTCACATGAAATATCAAGGCCTGTTATACACTGAGAAGCCCATTCGGACACCTTCATTGAGGATGTAGAGCAGATACCCAAGATGCTTGTAACTTAATTTAGGAGAAAGAAATTGGCTAATACAATAGACCAAGCCTTTATTAAGCAGTTTGAAACCGATGTTCATCTTGCATATCAACGCATGGGTTCAAAGCTGCGTAATACCATTCGTTCAACGAATGTGACAGGCAATGTTGCTCGTTTCCAGAAAATAGGAACTGGATCAGCATCAACCAAATCACGCAACGGAAATGTCACACCAATGGAACTAACACATACTAATGTGGAAGTAAGCATGTCTGACTTTTATGCTGCTGAGTACATTGACAAACTTGACGAGTTGAAAACAAACATCAACGAGCGTCAAGCTGTTGCCGAAAGTGCTGCTGCTGCATTGGGTCGTAAGACTGACGAGTTAATCACAACTGCAATGGATGCAGGTGCTAACTCTACTCAGTTGCACGACACATCATCTGCCGTTGAAAAAGCAGACCTATTGTCTACATTTGAGACATTTGGTTCAGCCGATATTCCTGAAGATGGACAACGCTATATTGCTATGTCTCCTGCAGGATTTGCAGACTTGTTTAACATTAACGAGTTTGCTTCATCAGACTTTGTTGGTCCACAGAATCTACCGTTTGCAGGTGGTATGACAATGAAAGAGTTCTTAGGATTTAAGATCTTTTCAACGTCTGCTGTCTCTGGTGGTAAAAACTTCTGTTACCACATGAGAGCTGTTGGCATTGGTGTAAACTCTGATGTTCAAACTGAAGTTAACTATGTAGCAGAAAAAGTATCGCACCTAGCGACATCAATGATGTCAATGGGTTCTGTTGTCATTGATGACAATGGTGTATACGAACTGCTAGATAACAACTAAGAGGAGACTTTATTATGGCTTATTCTGCATCTGGTCTTACTCGCATGGCAGGTGGTGGGGGTCACAATATGTGGTTCTACGATTCTACTGATGCTATGACCGCAGTTCGCGCATCTGGATATTTTAATGATGCTGCTGGAATGATTAATGTAGGGGATGTTATCTTTGTATTAGATAGCGATGCTCCAACATTAAGCGTTGCTCTTGTTCTTTCGAACACTGGTAGTGTTGTTGATATCTCTGATGGTACAGCGATTACTGTAACAGATACTGACTAATAGGTTGGGGCTTCGGCCCCACCTTTTTTTGAGGAGAGAAAATTGGCTGTAACAAGTACACCTGCTGCTTCACCTGTTGATGTTTGTAGTAGAGCTTTAATTTTAATAGGAGCTGATCCTATTTCATCTTTTGATGATGGAAATAATGAAGCTTTGATTTCTTCTAATATGTATGAAGATGTTGCAAGGTCATCATTAGTAAATACAAGGTGGCGTTTTTCTTCTAATCAAGTTGTTTTAAATAGATTAACTGATGCTCCCACAGGTAGATTTGATGCTGCATATCAATTACCTTCTGGGTGGTTAATGACTCATGTTGTTACAGTAAATGATTTTCCAATAGAATATCAGACATATGGTAACAAATTATTTTGTAATGAAGATGCTTCAGCTAGTTTAGTTTTAGATTATACATATCGAGCTGAAGAACAAGATTGGCCTTCATATTTTACTTTAGCTGTTGAATATGAGTTAGCTTCTGTTTTTGCTGTTTCTTTAGCAAGAGACCAGTCATTAGCACAACTTATGTCACAGCAAGCAGCAGCAAGTATGATAAAAGCTAGGAACTTAGATTCACAACAGCAGACAACAAGAAAGCTTACAACAAGTAGATTTATAGTTAACAGGCGTACATAATGCGAAAAGTCAGAGTACCACTAACAAACTTTTCATTTGGAGAAGTAAGCCCATCTTTATATTCTAGAACAGATTCACCAATCTATAATCAATCTGCTCAACGAGTTAAAAATTTTTTTTTAAGATCTGAAGGCGGTGTAGTAAAAAGATCTGGTCTTCAATTTTTACATAAGTTTACAGATATAACAGTAGACACTACAAAGACTCAACAAAGCAGATTATTACCATTTATATTTTCTGATGATGAGCAATATATTATTTCTTTGCAGCATCAAAAAATTAAAATTTTTCAGATAGATCCATCGACAGGTAACGTTTCATTTATTCGAACTATTACTCAAGACATTAACTCTGCTACATTAGTTTTTGATCATGATTATCTTCATGAGTATACATACGCTCAGGCAGGAGATGTGTTATTTCTAGCGCATAATACTTTTGTTCCACAACAATTAGTAAGAACAGGACTAACAACATTTCAAGTTGAACCATTTTTGTTTGATCAAAAGTCAGATAACAAAAAAGTTTATCAACCTTATTATCCTTTTCAAAATGCAGGTGTAACACTTGATCCTTCTGCAACTAGTGGATCAGGTGTAACATTAACTACAAGTTCTGCTTATTGGAATACAGACTCTCCATCAAAACATATTGGTACAACAGTTAGATATAATGGAAATGAGATAGAGATTACTGGTGTTACAAGTTCAACTGTAGCAACAGGCGATATTCTCGATGCATTAACTGTTAGGTTATTACCAGATTCTTTAAGAACAAATCATAATTCTAATATTGTTGAAGTAACACTTACAAATCATGGTTATAAAGTAGGTGACGCTATAACATTTGCAGATTGTGATACTATTGGTGGTATATCAATATCTAATTTAAATGGATCGAGAACAGTTCAAGCTGTGATAAGTGATGATAAATTTACTTTTACAGCAGGCGGATCTGCTAATGATTCAGAGTTAGGTGGTGGCACACCAACATTAACAACACATGCCCCAACGACTAGTTGGGATGAACAAAGTTATTCAAATTTAAGAGGGTATCCTGCTGCTGTTACCTTTCATGAAAATAGATTAGTTTTTGGTGGAACATTAGCACAGCCTGATAGTATATGGCTTAGTAAGATTGCATCTTATTATAACTTCGATGTTGGTGAAGCTAAAGATAACGAAGCTATTCATTTGACTGCTGCTGTTGGAGAAGTTCAGCAAATAAGACATTTAGTGTCTAATAGAGATTTACAAGTCTTTGCAGCATCAGCAGAATTTTTTGTACCTGCTTTCCAAAATCAATCTATTACTCCAACAAATGCACAAATTAGAAGACAAACACCTTTTGGATGTGGGTTTGAAAGGCCGCAAGCTATCGATGGGGCAACTTTGTTTGTGCAAAAAGGTGGTCAGATTGTAAGGGAATATTTATTTACTGATGCTGAAGCAGCTTACACGGCAACACCTATATCAACTATTTCTTCGCATTTAATTAAAACACCATTAGAAATGAATACATTATATGGTGCTTTATCACGATCAGAGAGTTATGTTTTTATATTAAACAATGATGGAACTCTTGCAGTCTTTAATTCTAATAGAGTTGAGCAAAGAGCAGGATGGGTAGAGTTTGTTACTAATGGAGTTTTTCATTCAACCGTTACTATCGATGATAGAGTTTTTGCAAATGTTGAGTATGATTTTGGAGATGGAACAACAAGAATTGCTCTTTGTGAATTTAACGCAAGTTTTAATTTAGATACTGCAAAAACATTTTCTGGCACAGCAGGAGTGTTTACTGTTTCTTCAGTCTTTGAAAATAATGCTGTTGTTAATGTTGTAGATGGTAATAACTATGTTGGTCAATTTACTGTATCAGGAGGTCAGGTAGACGTTTCAGCTATTGATGCAACATTAACTTCTGCTGAAATAGGTTATAGTTTTGATGTTGAACTTAAAACAAATCCAATAGATGCTAATATAACTAATGGACCACTTACTGGTATTCCTAGAGGAATTGGTAGTGTTTATTTAGATTTAAACAATACATTATCATGTAAAGTAAACGGAACACCTATGATTGTTAGAAACGTAACAGATGACTTATCTCAACAGCTTTCATCATTTAATGGTAAAAAAGAATTTAGATTATTGGGATACAATAGAGATCCTCAAATAACAATTACACAAGATGCCCCACTTGATTTACAAGTAAATGGTTTAATAGCGGAGTTAATATTTTAATGTCTATATTTCAGGTTGTAGGTTTAGGTTTAAAATTAATGGGTGCTGCTCAAGCTGCTAGGGCAGAAGAACAGCAAAGCAAAGATACTGCTGAAAATATAATTACTGATCGTATTCGAGGAGAGGCTGCGGCTGCACAGGCTCAGTCAGCTAGGTATAGACAATACTTTGATGACGTTGCTTTTAATGAAGCAGCTTTACTAAAAAATAGAAACTTTGATTCAAGTATTTCTGCTTTTATGGAAGCACAAAAAGAAGTTACCTTTGATGATTTAAGAATAATGGCAAGCCAAGCTAATATGGAAAAGTCCAAACAAACTTTACAAAGTCTTCTTGAAATACAAAGAGGCAAAAATAGAGCAGCAGCTATTAGAATAAATGGAGCAGCAAGCTTTATGTCTGGATTGCATGACTTACAAAAAACAGCAGTAGTAGCGAGCGGTGGTGGTGGCGGTGGTGGTGGAGGAAAATAGATGGCGCAAGTAATACGAAGAGCAGTAACCGCAGCGAATAAACGTATTGGTGTTGTAAGCTTTGATACTGATGCAGCAGAAGTAGGAAATGCTTTAGCAAACGCAGGTGAGACTCTACGTCAAACTGCATATAGAATTGATGCTCAAGATGCTGAAGAAGCAGGAGCTAAAGCAGCAGCAGCCATAGAAGAATCAAAATTTAGATCCTTTGATGAAAATGGGAAACCTATAGCATTAAAGGTTCCAGATGGTTATGGACGCATTGCAAGACAAAAGTTTCAAGAAGTAGCCGAAAGAAGATTCATTGAAACAATGGATAATGATATTCGCCTTGAAGCCAAAAGACTTGGAGTTAAGCATGATAGAAACCCGTTAGGTTTTCAAAATGAAATGGATGCTTATTTACAAGGGTTATCTAAACTATCAGATGGTAGATTTCGTCAATATATTAATAGCGTTGGCAATGCTGTTAAAGAAGGCACTTATATAGGTTTAATAGAAAAAGAAAGAAACAGATCTCGACAAGATAATGCTGAGTTTATTAATTTACAAAATGAAGAATCAAAAAGTAATATATCTCATTTAGCATCACAAGATGATAAGGGTTTATCGAGTAGTCTTTCATACGCATATGAAAGAGCAACAGCTACTAAAGATGCAGAAGATGCAGATTTGTTTAAGATTGGAGCAAGCCAGTCATATTTTAATGAAGCAAAAGGAATAGCAGCTTCATCAAATATTATAAGTGAAGTTTCTAAACAAAACTTTACAGCATTAGAAAGAGCATTACTTGAGCAATCTATTGCAACATTTGGTCAAGATTCAGGTAATGCAAAAGTAAATGCATTATATAACAAGACTATTCAATTTAAAGCAGGTGACAAAACTAAAACAATTTTACTAAGAGACTTGATAGACGGAAGCAATCAAGTCGATGTTCAAAGAAGATTAGCTTCAGCTTTTCAAGACATTAATAGTGTTGAAACTATTATACGATTAAATCAAGAAGATGCTAAAAGAAAGCAAGAACAAGATTTTGTTGTAAGAGAAAATAAATTTAATACAGAAGTAAGTTCTTTAATAGATGATTATACTCGTAATGCATTTAAAAATGCTCGATCTGCATTTACAGAAGGTTCTAGTATTGAAAGCGGTGTGTTTTCTGCTTTCAAAGATTATCAGTCTTTTGCAAATAAAATAGATACTGAAGTTCAACAAAACCCACAATTTACAGCTTCTGAAGGTCAGGTAGCAAAAAATAGAGCTATGTATCAAATAGCCTTGCCATATGTAAAACGTGCTGCTGCAACTGGTAAACCAGAAAACTTTATGGCAGCATTGTCTACTTTATCAACAAATAGTGATGCTTTCAAAGCTGCAACACCAGAACAGCAAGAAGTTATAATAGCTTTAAATAAACATAATTTAATTAATGAAAATCTTGCAGGTGAATTTTCTGCTGCAATAAATCAATCATCAAGTGCTTTAGTTGAGCAACAAAAACAAGAAGAAACTACAATAGATCTAATAGATCAGTTTGATGATCTTATGGTTGACTATAGAAATAAACAAGCATCAGAAAAAGATATTCAAAAATTCTTTTCTACTTTTGATAAACAAACAAAAGGTTTTATTGGTATAGGAGAAACAAAACTAAAGCTTCAAGGTTTTGTTGAAAAGGAAGATGCTCGAACAAAGTTATTATCTTTTATTCATTCTTCTCCTTTAAATGATTCTACATTTATAAAAAATGTTCAGTATTATATGTTAACAGGTGATGACAGTTTTTTAAAAGTTGACGATAAAAGAAACATTGATTCAATTATTAAAGATTTACCTTTGTCTACTCAAAAAGAATTAACTTCTTTAGTAGAAAAAATTGCTGTTGATAGAAGTCAAATAGAACAAAAAGCTTCTAAAAAAATAGAATTAAATAATAACATTAAAAAATTTGAATCAATGGCATTACCTAAAAACCAAGGTAGCGAAATATCTCAATTATTATTAGATCAAAAAGGTTTTAATATTGCTGACCAAAAAACTTGGACAGAAGAAAATATGCGGATAGCTGCTAAGTACATGCCGCAAGATATTGGTAATCAATTAAAAAACTTTGCAAGAACTGGTGTTGTTCAAAACTCTGAAAATATGTTGATGTTTTTTGGTAGGTTATATCAATATAGACTACCTAATAATGTTATTCATAATATGACAGAAGGTTTTTTAGATGACACAACAGAGCTTAAACTTCGTTATGCATTAAAAAATAGACAGTTTGGTAGAACATCAAATGCTGTTGATGCAATGCAAGAAGTAAATAAAATTTTTTCAGAGCCAAATGCATCAGCTATCGCAGCTAGAAAAGAAACTCTTTACGGAACAAAAGGTAATAAGCGTATATTAAAAACACAAAAAGAATTTTTAAGAGATGTTCTTGGTAAAGATTATGATGCTATGTCTTCTCAAGAATTAGGTATGTATACTGATATATTAATTGCATCTAATTTACCTGATGATCAAATCATAGCAGAAATTAAACAAAAATTTGATACTCGATATAAAGAAGCAGAATATGTTTTTGATACATCACGACCTCTTGGATCTAAATCAAAAACACGACACGCTTTAGCATCTTACCTACAACCTGAAGAAAAAGATTTCTTTGTAACAAGTGTTGAAAGTCAACTTAATGAACATGGTTACACTTTGTATGATCATGTTAATGAAAAAGGTGTTGGTCAAATTTTTGATCCAACTAAAGAACAAAAAGGTTTTATTCCTACTGTATTAGTTCCAATGTTTCCTGAGTTAGTTCGACCACAAGACCAAACATTTATGCCAATGAAACTAATGTTTGTTGATGAATTAGGTACTTATGAGTTAGAGCCTATTATTATTAATGAAGGAACGGATAAAGAAATTACTGCTGCCTTTCAAATTTCTGATGAAATGAAAAACTATCTTGGATCGCCACAATCTGTTTTAGATTCATTATCTGCTGAAGAATTGCAAGAAATGTTTGATAGAGCTACAACAGTTATAGGTGGTGATCGAGCTAATCCTGCTCTTTTGTTTTAGGTGATAAATGATTGACGCATATTCAGTAAGCCCATTTTTAGCAACAAGTCGTGAACCTATTGCAAGAGATAATAAAGCATCACTTATTGATACATATGGTGCATTAGTAGGACAATGGTCTCCCTTTGTTGAGAACTTTACAATGATGGGTGATGATATGTTAGATTATGATCCTGATTTTAATGTTGTTGATGCTGTTGGTAATCTTGATGCATCGTATTCTAAGTATGCTTTTAATCTTATGTTTGCTCGTAGCGAAGATCATTTTAATTATTTAGTTGATAGATTAGATAGATCTAAAACTAGACAAGAAGTTTTAGCTAATTCTTCAATAGGAAATATATTAATATCATCATTCTTTGATCCTATTAATTTAGTATCATTGCCTTTGGGTATTAGCAAAACAGCATTGCAGACAGGTATGAATGTAGCAAAAGCTAATGTAATTTTATCTTCTGCTGAAGAAGCTATTCTTTCTGCATCTGATCCTGTTCGAAGAGATCCTACTGTATCTGCACTTAATATTGGCACGTCTGGTATTGCAGGTTTTACACTGGGTAGCTTGGTTGGTTTAGTTAAGAGTGGCAAAGCTCCTCAAGTTATAAAAGCAACAACAGAAGAAACTGATGAGCTTATTAATAAAATGAGCGACTCTCCTGCAGATCCTTCACTGGTAAAAAACTGGTATACTGACAGTTGGTTTTTTAAGTTTGCAACAAGTCCATTTAAAAGAACAATGCTTAATGATGCTGTTCCTAGAGAAGTAAAACAGTTTCAATATGACATAGACGGTGATTTAGGTCAGCTTCACAATGCTCA